TGATACGGCGACCACCGAGATCTACACTCTTTCCCTACACGACGCTCTTCCGATCTTGGCTTCGAGGTTTTCGAATGGAGTAAATGCGATAGACGTAGGCGCAGTATCGAAGGGTACTGCTGCCATAGTTTCTTTACATCCCATTACATCAATAGATGCAGTTAATTCAGCATCACCGCCGAAGTTCAAGGACATTTTATTCATTCGTACACCACTGAATTGTTGGTAAGTACTAATGTCCTTATAACCTTGTTCAAAGGTTGCAGATGGCATATCTGGACCAATTTTAAATACGTGTTTCTTGCCAGAACCTTGTGCTGTTGTAGTTGGAGCACCAAAGCCTAGCTTTAACCAATAGCCAAAGCCCAATACATCAACTGGTGGAACAATGCTACCAGATGTATCAATGTTACCGCGACTAGGAGCCGCAGGGTTACGTGTGCCTCGAATAACAGAGGAGTCATTCAAGTTTTGGCTAGCCTTCAAGGAAGAGCTGATAATAGGCATTACCACGCCACCAGTAGATGGTGTAGTACCAAAGTCAGTTTCAAAGGCCATTGTAAGAGAAGATTGTGCACCTTGTGCACGTTTAGCTACTGCCATGTTTATCCTCCTAATATTCAACATTACCGCCAATTACATGCGGTATTTCTATAGTGTAAGTGGCTTTACCTGGATATACAGGACGCCACGAGATATTGTCTGTTTCGTAGTCAATGTTAATGACTGGGTAGTTAGGGTTAACTGCCATGATACATTCGACAAGTAATTGGCCAAGTTCGTCACACTCGAACGCTCCTGTGTATTTCACTACACGTCCTTCACGTTCTGCTTCAGCTCTTACAATCCCCCATACGAGTTGTAGAGTGTAAGAGTAAGAACTAGCCAAGCCTTCGGACTTATTATCCATCATGATGATCACGCACGGACAATCTTCTTCAAGAGGTGCTCCGGCATCATCATACCCAATGTAAATACTTAAGTCCTTTCCGAAATGTTCCATGCAGTAGTCGGTAATCTTCTGATTATCCTTAACCGCTTCCGCCCATCTGTTAGCAATGACTGCTAGTGGAATAGTTTGCATTGCTACCTCACTTTATATGCTCGCCTGCTTGACGCAAACTGGCTTTTGCCTAGTGCATATTCACCGATTTTAGCTTCAAGGTAAGGTACCAACTTAGGCTGTAGGGCAATCCTCATAGGCCCAAACGTCTTACGAGGTTTAATCCTAAATTCAGACTTCCCTTTAGCAAGTTGAAAGCCACCGGCAAATAATGTTTTACGCATTGGCTCTGTGATTTGTTTCGTGTAACCACGCTCAATCTGTTCGCCTAATCGTTTAGCAGACGATGATAACCACCCTACTTTTACGGATTGCGACTTGGCGTCATATTGGTAACCAACAGCTCGATACATCTTCCCGAGAGGTGTATAACCAACTGTAGTCTCCTTTACTCCACCGGCTATAAGTTGAGCTCGGGATTTAAGCCCCCAACCTTCCTTATACGCCTTACCGCCATCTTTATAAGCACGCCTTACTTTAGCGCCAAATGCTGCCTCAAATTGAGCCCTCATTGTAGGTGGCATGAAGTTAGCATATTTATGGCCACCAGGTGAGCCGGATTTAATCCCGGCCTTGATTTCCTTATGCATCATCCACCCGACTGATTTCATAGCCTTCCTAGTCCAATCAGGCTTTGTTTTAGCTATGAATTCAAGATACGGTGTGGCAGTGTCAACAATGGTAAGTGGTGAATTACTCATGGTCTTACCGTCCTAACGTTGGCCACAATTTCAAGACAATGCATTTTAGCGTCGCTATCGGAGATATGATCTACATACCATTTCTTACCATTGATGTAGATTACATCTTTAGTCTTAGGTAGTGGTACGTCCTTAGTTCTAACCCATACCTTAGCCTTATCAGCAAGGCCAGTTACGAACCCAGAACCTTTACCATCATACTCACCGATTTCTACACTAGCCTTAATCTGCTTACCCTCATATGTAATTTTTTCGCCAAATACATAGAGCAAGGCGCTTTCATCATAGGTCAGCATAAGTTATACCTCATAGGGTTAATGCGGACCGTGAGGCCCGCATTTCCGTTAAAATACAATGATTAGTTTTTCAACATTACTGTTACAGTATCTTGAGTAGCAGTTTTAGGTTCTACTACAATACCCAATGGTTTACCACCAGTTTTAGCAGCTTTACCGGAAACGAAGTTTACTGCATCACCTACTGCGTAAGTATCAGCTTTAGTAGCGTCTACTTTGAATACACCAGTAACTTTCAATGCACCCATTTCGCCAGTTTTGATATCAGTAACAGCTACACCATGAAGTGCACCTGCTTCTACGATATCGCCGGCTTTAATATCTGCTGTTGCCACATAATTGATGCGGTCTGTTTCATATACGAATTTTGCCATATGTGTTTATCCTCCTAATTATTTACCAGCGTTTTTATATACACCACGGAAGTCAAGAGCACTTACACCGCAGTCAAATGCTACTTTGTATTCAATGCCATCTACATCGAAGCCTTGGCGAGTTTCAAGACGTGGAGTTTCAACGCCGTTCAAGTATGTTACTTCAATAGTGTCATGTTGAGTTGCATCAGCTACTAAGTACCATGCATCTGGATCAGTTAATTCAGCATCTGCTACAACTACGAAGCGACCTTTGTAAGGGTTAACTACGCCGGAGTTTACACCGTCTACAGCAGCAGTAGAGTTAACGATTTGGTATGCTACCATTTCAAGTTCTGGCGGAACTACCAAGTATTTAGGTGTGATGTTAAGAGTAGCATCACCAGTAATATCTTTTTGACGGCGCATAGCAGTGATTGCTTTTGCGATTGCCTTAACGGATAATGCTTCACCTGTACCTGCGACGTTACCATGTTTAGAGTCAAACAATGCTACGTTATCTTGCATTTTAACGTTACCAGTTAATTGAGCGTACACCATTTTGTTTACTAAACGCTTCGCAGCGGAACCGTATTTAGTAGCAATTTTGGAGAACAAGCCTAGGTCATCGTTGATGATAGCTTGACGAGTCAAGCTGAACAATTTACCATAAGTAGCTACTTTAGTACGAGCAGATGCTTCGCCCAAGAAGTCTTGTTGGAATTGGCCACCTTCTGGAACTAATTCAAGGTTACCTGCTTCAGACAATGCTACGCGTGCAGCTTCTTTAAAGTCACGGTTGGAACCTTTACCCGCCCAAATTTGGTAAGTAGTTTCAGCTTCATTGAAGCCAGTCATTACGGATTTATTAGCCAAGTTAGCCATGATAGCAGGGAATGTGGATGTAGAGTTAATAGCTGCACGAGCCAATTCCATGTTATCGCCAAAGTTTACTGTAGAACTAGATTCACGGCGTAAGGATTCGCGAGCCATTTCAACCATGGAATATCCACGTAATTCTTGTGCACCTGGTGCAGGTTCAGCTACTGGGATGCCTGCCGCCATTAATACTGCGTCTTGTGCAGCTGCTCGGAACTTATCGCTTTCAGCTTCGCCCATTGTTACGGACACGCCTTTATTGCGCGCACGTAATTGGTCCATTACCATTGCACGAGCTTCGTCAACAGATACGCCCATTACGATTGCTTCATCAGCGCCTTCTACATCGAAGTCACGGAACAATGCAGTAATTTCGGAAGTACGTTTACGTTCTTGTTCCATTGCTTTTTGAAGGTCCTCTTGCGTGATACCAGTTTCCACTGGTGTAGATTTTACTTCTTGAACTTCTAAATTTTTCTCTTGATCCATACGTGTGTTATCCTCCTGTGTGTCAATACTTGTATGAATTTCTTCAGCACTGCGTCCTACGCCCACTGTTGGGTCAGCAGGAACAGATACAATGCTGATTTCTAAAGGCTCCCAATCAGTTACAACATATGTATCAGGGCCTTTGAATCTGCCATTACTAGATACAGAATCTTTCTCATCAAGCACCTCGTAGCGCTTAATGGAATACCCAACACTTACGCCTTGTAGCGTGCCAGATTGTACCTTTTGGAATATTGTTTCGGATTGTTCGTCTTCATCGAATCGCGCTAATGCTTTACCTCGATTATCTTCAACCCAAACCTTTTCGATGTGTCCAACCACCGCATCACGGTCATGGTTAAACAACAAAGTTCCTAAACCATTATTAAAGCGCTCAAGGTTGATGCACTCTTCATCATGGCAAAGGATTTCATCGCCAGATCGGAAGAGCACACGTCTGAACTCCAG